AACGACAAAACACGTAAGGACGTTGTAGAAAAAGCATTAAGGTTATTTTTGAACATTGAAAACTAAATAAAAAGGGGTAATGACAATGCAGGCGGTTAAATTAGTTCATACTAAAAACATGGTTAAAGATGAGTGGTTAAACCATCGTAAAAACGGTTTAGGCGGATCGGATGCGGCAGCGGTTGCGGGCGTTAGTAAATATTCTAGTCCGTTAGTTGTGTACATGGAAAAACGTGGATTATATAGCAAGACGGTTGATAATGACGCCGCTTATTTTGGTAATTTATATGAGCCGGTTATTAGGAAAGAATTTGTTAAACGTATCAATGCAGGCCGTGAGCCGGAACAATATGTAAAAGTTACCCAATGCAATTACTTATTGCAGCATCCGAAATACGATTTTATGTTAGCTAATGTTGACGGTATTATTAATTGCCCGATCAATGGAAAAGGCATATTAGAAATTAAAACGGCGTCGGAATACTTAAAGGATGATTGGGCAGGCGACGACATACCAAACGCCTATTACTTACAAGTAATGCATTATTTAGCGGTTACGGGTTTAGAATTTGCATTTGTTGTTGTAGTCATTGGCGGGAATAAGTACAAACATTATTTTTTAAAACGTGACGAGGACACAATTAGTAGTTTAATAGCTATTGAGTATGATTTTTGGCATAATCACGTAATGGCCGCGGTTCCGCCGGTTGCAGCAGGAGGCGACGCCGAATATGACATGATGAAAATTATGTATCCTAATTCATACGATGAGACGGTAATAGAATTGCCAATAGGCTTTAAAGACGTAGTGGAAGGATACGAGCAGCTAAAAGAGGAAGAAAAAGCACTAAAAGCTGCAATGAGTGAACATAAAAACCGTATTGCGTTTGCTATGCAAGAAAATGGACAAGCATTTGCAGGGCCACACCAAATTAATTTTAAGGCCAATAAAAACGGCGTTAAATCATTAAAAATCAAATTAAACAAAAGAGAGGTAAATGTACAATGACAACTGAAAAAAGAGACGCATTAAAAGGCGCATTAGCTGCAAAAGCAACAGGGGGACAAGTTGCAGAAAAACCAAAAACACCGCAGGCATTAGTTGGCGAATACCTAGCAAAAAATATGAAAGCGATCCAATCAGTATTACCGCAACATATGAATAGTGACCGCATGGCCCGCATTAGTTTAAATGTTATCCGCGACAATCCGTTATTGCTGCAATGTAATTTACCATCTTTAATGGGCGCCGTGCTAGAAAGCGCAAAATTAGGCTTAGAGCCGGGGTTATTGGGCCAATCGTACATTTTACCGTATAAAAACTATAAGGCCTCAAAAGCTGCAGGCGTAGACGTTTACGAGGCGCAATTTATAATTGGATACAGGGGCCTAATTGATTTAGTTAGACGATCCGGTCAAGTATCAACAATTAGCGCGCAAGCCGTACACGAAAAAGACGTATTTAATTTTGAGTATGGTTTAGAGGATAAATTAGAGCATAAGCCGGCATTAAAAGATAAAGGGGCCGTAATTGCTTATTATGCACTTGCTAAAATGAAAGACGGCGGCTATTCATTCGTAGTTATGAGCCGTGAGGACGTCGAGCACCACCGCGATAAATACAGTAAAGCCAAACAATATGGCCCGTGGGTGGATGAGTTTGACGCAATGGCCAAGAAAACAGTATTGCGCCAATTGATTAAATACCTTCCAATTTCCGTGGAATTTTTATCTAATGATGAGTCTAACGGCGTTCAAATGCATAACTCAATGGCAGAGGACGAGAACGTAATAGAGGTTGATTATGAAACGGGCGAAATTTTAGCAGCGCAACCGGTAGGAGGGTTAAACAATGATAAATAGAGTCGTATTAGTTGGCAGATTAACAAAGGATGTTGATTTACGGTTTACGCCTTCGGGCGTGGCCGTTGCTCAATTCACATTAGCGGTTAACCGTACTTATTCAAACCAAAGCGGCGAGCGTGAGGCAGATTTTATTAATTGCGTAGTTTGGAGAAAACCGGCAGAAAATGCAGCAAATTTTTTACGCAAAGGATCAATGGCAGGAGTCGAGGGCCGCATACAAACGCGATCATTTGACGGGCAAGACGGAAAGAAAGTATATGTAACGGAAGTTGTAGCGGATAGCTTGCAATTTTTAGAGCCACGCAACGCAAACGGGTCCGGTAATACAAATACACCGGGTAATACTCAAAACGCCAATACGGGCGAAAATAAGCCATTTGAGGCACCGGCCCAAAAACCTAATTTTAATAATGATCCGTTTGGCGGTCCTGGTAAGTCAATAGATATTACGGATGATGACTTACCTTTTTAGAATAAAGTGTCATTGATTAATAGTGTCAAATATCGTATAATAACAATATCTTTTAAAAAGGGGTGTTATTATGCGATGGACTGACGAAAAAATAAAAGATGAAATACTGTGGTGTATAGAGTTGTTAGGAATTGACCGTATGCCAACGAGCGTGGAATTAACGAAAGAGTTAGGCCGTAATGATTTACATTTGAAAATTTGCAGAACATTAACTTATAAAGGTTGGGCGGAAAAATTAAATTTAAGGCGAAAAGGATCGGACACATTAACCGGAGAAATTGAAGAATTTAACACTAAATCAAATTTAGAAAAAATGGGTTTTTCAGTTGAAAAAATGAGTGCTAGACATCCGTTTGACTTATTAATCAATAACTCTATAAAAATTGATATAAAAGTTTCTAAAATTCATAATTTCAAAGGTTACGAGTGTTTTGTTTTCAAAACAAAACAAAATGCGCCGTGCGATTTATTTATTTGCATAGGTGAATTTATGGGTAATAGAAAAATTTATGTAATACCTTCAAAATTGGTTCATGCGTCAACTTTAACCATTGGAAAGAATAGCAAATACAACCAATTTATTGATAGGTGGGACTACTTACATAAATTCAATGATTTTTATAAAACAATAAAATGAAACGAGGGGTAAAAATGTTAAAATTAAATAATGAGCAAGCGGCGTCAGCATGGGAAGATTATAAGGAATTTCACGACATAGAAATTAGATTTCAGCATAACATTGCTAAAAAAACAATTGAACAAGCTTTCAAATATGCGTTTGCATTAGCTATGGATGCAGCAGAAAGAGCAGCACAACAACAGGAGCCGGAGAAAAAAGAATATAAAGCACCGCCGGAAATGAAAGGTATTCCTTTACCGGATGAAACTGTTAATAAAACGGTTAAAAAAGGCATTAAAAGAGAATTTAAAGGGCGTATCACTCGTACATACGAGCAGCGCAAAAAAGAGGCTCAATTATTAGTTAGTTTTTTAAGAGGGGCGCACGATGGATATAAAGCATTAAAAGACATTGTTTTATTTATGAATATTTCCGGTTGTAATGATTGGAACGGAAATAATGCATCCGGGTTCGTTAAAGACGCAATGAGACAATATCCGCAAATAAAACGCATTGGTTTGGGCTTATACAAGTATGAAGATCAATGACCAATGCAAACGTTGCGGCCGTCCATTAAAAGACAAACGGAGCCAAGAGATAGGATACGGCCCTAAATGCTATAAAAAGACCGTATACGGAGAGCAAAAGACAATTTATGATTACATTGAAAACGATCAAAAAACCGGGTGAAAAATTCCCGGTTATTTTTTTATGAATAATGTTTACAAAGTAAACGTAGTATGATAACATAGGTTTATAAGGTGATATGTAAAAACTATATCGTTACTATTCCAATGCGGAGTTGTTGAGAGCGTGAAGGCCCACGGGGTAAATTTATTTTACGAGGTGAGGAAAGTAGCGCAAAACGAAAAGTAAAACCTCTATCACCTTAAAAATTGGAGGGGTTGCAAATGCACAATTGGAAAACTCATTCTAAATGTTGTACGTGTAAAGAAATGAAATTAAAAACCGAATTAATAGACGGTATAAATTGCGCAAACTGCAACGATCAAAATAAAATTGCTAAATTATCAAAAGAAAATTCAAAAGTTGTAACAAAACGCAAAGCGTGCAAATGCAATAAATGTAACAAAATAATAAAAGTAGGAGAAAAAGCATTTTCTCAAAGGATCGAATTATTAAACGGGAATGACTACTATATTTATTTTCATACTAATTGCGCAGAAATTACAGAATAAAAAATTTTACGTATATTGTTTAAAATTCAAAAGTTATAAATGAGTTTAGAACATATTGGAAAAATCAAATATAAATGATCCGGCCCAGGCAACAAGGTTTAAAATAAAATAAAAGGCGGGTTTAAAGTGAAATTAGAAACCATTTTAAAAATTGAGAATAAGCACCGCAAAAAAAGATTGTTATTTAACCTAATTATGCGGAGTATGCCGCAAAGCGAAAATTGGAAAGTTGCAAAAAAAGAATTTGATAAATTACATTATTAACGCCCGGGCAACCGGGTTTTTTATTTGTCCAAATTATCTATTGTATTCAAATTTTTAAAAAATATTCTAAAAAGTTATGGACAGAATACGTAAATAGATGTAAACTAGGTACATACCAAGCAAGGGGGTTAATATGAAAAACTATATTACAACGGCAGAGTTGGCCGAAAGTTTAAAAGTAACACGTCAAGCAATTTATAATTGGCGTAAAAAAGGTTTGCCGTTTATCCGCATTGGCGCATCCATTAGATACGAATTACAAGCCGTAGAAAATTGGATCAACGAGCAAAATAAGTAGGTGGCGACATGTCAGAAGGTTTTATTATGTTGCATAGGAAAATACAACAACATTGGATATATGACGAAAAACGTAAATTTTCCAAGTATGAGGCATGGTTAGACATGCTAATGTTGGCCAATCATTCTAATAATAAATTTTTGCTAGGAAATGAATTGATCGAATTAGAAATAGGTCAATTTGTAACGTCAATTCGCAAGTTGGGTGAGCGTTGGGATTGGTCCAATACAAAGGTTAGTCAATTTTTAGAGTTGCTTGTGAAAGATGAAATGTTAAGCGTAAAAAAAGACACCAAAAAAACAGTTATAACCATTGCTAATTATGGGTTTTACCATAACAAGCAAGATGAAAAAAAGACACCAATCGAACGTGAAAAAGACACCGAAAAGACACAAAAACACACAAACAATAATGTAAAGAATGTTAAGAATGAAAATAATAATAAAAAACCTACTAGTCCCAAATTTGAAATTTGCGACATGGAGAGCGCAAAATTATTGTTTTCTAAAATGCAGGAAAATAACGAAAATGTTAAAACACCTAATTTCGATAAATGGGCCGAGGACATTCGCAAATTAAGAACATTGGACAAAAGACCAACCGAGCACATTAATTGGTTGATTAATTGGAGCCAAAAGGACGAATTTTGGAAAACCAATATTTTAAGTCCGTCAGCTTTACGCAAGCAATGGGACAAGCTAACTATAAAAGCTAAAGCCGAGCATTTAAAAAAGCAGCGATTAGGGCAGCAGCCACAACAAAAACAAATTGATTGGGAGAATGTTTGATTATGGATCAATTACCAATTAAAAAATTAGAGCGGCAAGAATTAGTTTTATTGTTTAGGATCATTACAGAATACTATGATAATTTTTCCGTAACGAGCGAGAAAGTAGATGCATGGTATTTGATTTTAAGAGATTCAGATTTTAACACTTTAAAAACTAATTTGCTGCAACATATTAAAAACTCATCATTTGCACCAAAAATAAAAGATTTATTGAATACTAGAAAGCCGGACGAGGTTGCCCGATATATTCCCGGAGTGGAAGAAACGCAAGCATTGCTTAAAACTTACGAGGATAAACGAGAACGCGTTTTAAACGATCCAAATATAAATATAGCCAAAGAGCGCGCAACGGCCGAAATTAGGCGAATTTTAGGCAAATAACGAGGTGTTAAACTAATGCACGCATTAACCGAAGATAATTTATATAACATTGAGGCGGAAACGGCGGTTTTAGGTTCAATATTTTATGAGCCGGAATTAATTAAAGAGTGTCCATTAAACCCGGGCCAATTTTCACCGGGGCGCCACGCTAATTTATTTCATACCATGAGGCTATTAGATAGCAAAGACATACCAATTGACATAGTTACAATGGTTAAAACATTAGGGTCCAAATTGGACCGAGTGGGCGGCATTGAGTACATAAACGAAATAAGTGCATCAATGCCAACCGCTGCAAATTTCCGTTTTTATTGCGACATTGTTATAGAGTTTTACCAAAAGCGCCGAGCGATCCAAATAAGTAACGACATAAAACAAGCTGCAATTGACGGCAACCCATTAGACGCAATACAAGCAGGAGTAACGGACCTAATGGAGATTGAAGAAAGCGGCACCGACGAGGACGACGGGGAAATAAAAGAGGCCCTATTTGAAATGTTTAACGACATTGAAGGGGCAACCGGAGAAATTAACGGAATTATAACCGGTTTTAACGA